GGGCGCGTCACTGGATGCAATGGAACTCAACGGGGCTTGGTAACAACATCGCCTAAACTCTAATACCTATGGGTGCAATGATCCGATCCGATGGGTTCCGGTTGTCTATTTCTAGCGGCATCTTGCTGGCGCTGGTGTCCGGGCTTGTTTTCATCGTTCGACTGGACGGGAAAGCGGACAGGGGACTTGAAAAGTTCGACGCTGTAGTTTTACAGGTCAACGCACTGCGCGAGGAGATGAAGGCGGACAGGGTCGTCATCAATGGCCACTCCGTTGAAATTCGGGAGCATCGGGTGATGATCCGGGAATTGCAGAGGAAGAGCGGCAAACAAAACGTCGAAGGCTGGCCCGAATAACCATGAGTGAAAACTTGACGGCATTGACGGACGCAGAGTGGGAAGAGCTTTGCTCGTTTGGTGAAATGACGTGCCGAGGCGTCGCTCTCACGCTGTCGCAGGCGACGCGCGCCGACAACCTTGGCAAACGTATCCGCATCCAGCGACCGCCGCCGATTCCGCCTCCTCCGGGGACTCTTCCTCCGACAATCAAGATTCCGCGCATGTGGCCGGCTGACACCATTGCCGGTGATCCAGGCGTGGGAGGGCCCATAGCATGAACGAATACAACGACATCCTCGAAGGCGTAGGCATCGCCGGCGTCTGCGTCATGGTTGGCCGAATGCTCAAGACCATTCCGCAGATTCCAGACTGGACGATCCCTTTGGCGTTGCCATTGGTGGGAGCCGCCGCCGCGTGCCTGCTGGAGGCGCCGAGCGGGCCGGTGGCAATCAAGGGATTCCTCGCCGGCGGAAATGCGGTCTGGATGAATCAGGCGTTCCGACAAGGCAAAGCCGGGTCCGAGACGGTGTTTATGAAGAAGGATAAGGATGAGTAACCCGATCACCACCTTTGAGGGCCGCGAGTTGTCTGGAGCGAAGCACTACGTGAACATCGGCGAGCAGCACGTGGTGCGCATCTACCTGCCCGCGTCTACCGCCGTCAGTTGGTCAGGCGCAACCGCGCAGGGCGCAATCCGCACGCAGACAGGCGCGCTGTTGCACGCATATTCTGCAGGCTCTGTCTCGCTGGACGACGATGGAAACGGAACCATCGTGATGACGGTGCCAAGCACGGCAACCGACGATTTCGCCGTGGGTACGTATTACGAGAACTTCTCCGTGACCGCGGGCGCCAACGGCCCATTCCACACGGACACATTCCGCGTCATCGTCAACCGCGCTCCCGTCAGCCCATGATCTACGACATCACACTGACCGTTGTCGATAGCTCGACCAGCACGACGCACGCTGGCGCGGCGATCTCGGTCCAGACGGTGCAAGTCGTCGGGCAGGTCAACACCGTGGATGGCGGTGGCATCACGGACGGGGACAAGGGCGACGTGACCGTGAGCGGTAGCGGTTCCGTCTGGACCGTTGACGCACGCGCAATCACGGCCGGAAAACTCTTCGAGGTTGGCGCAACCAAACTCCTAGGCAGGCACACCGGGACCGCTGGCGATGTCCAAGAAATCAGCGTCGACGGCGGGCTAGAGTTCCACGGCGGTCAGTTGCGACGCGCAGCTTTGACAGGGCCTGTCACAGCTTCCGCAGGCGGCAACGCGACGACGCTAGCGCAGAACGGAGCCGCGACCGGGAACTACTACAAGTGGGACGGCGCAAACTGGGTTCCGGCCCCTATCAGTTACCTAGAGGACATCGAGGACATCCCGTCCACGTTCACGCCTGCCGCGCACACCCACACGCTCTCAAACCTCACGCAGAGCGGGGCGACGACGAATCAAGTAGCCCAATGGAACGGAACGGCGTGGGTTCCTGCAACCGTGTCGTCTGGAGGTGGCAAGCTGCTCGCTTGGTGGTTAGCGTCCACGACGACCGCAGTAACCGGGACAACGCTCATTCCACTGGACGACACCATCCCTCAGATCACGGAAGGGATGGAGTTGATAAACGTCAGCGTCACGCCCACGAACGCATCCAGCAAACTCAAGGTCACCGTTCGGTTCTGGCACACATGCAGCGGGGCGCATTACGCATCCTGCGCACTATTCGTTGGATCGGGACCGAGCGCGGTCGCCACGTCTTTTGTCAGCCAGAATGCAACTTCGATCCCGGCACTCTGCACCGTCGTCTTTGTCATCGACTCTTTCTCTGGTACTCAGACCATCAGCTTCCGGGCAGGTACAGACCGTAACACCGTGACGTTCCGAATGCTGTCTGTTGGAGGGTCCGGCTATTACAGCACAACGGACCCGGCTGTAATTCTCGTGGAGGAACTCGGGCCATGACCATCGAATCAGCAATTCTAGCGCTCAGGCCAGGAGCCATCTGGGAACTCCGCGGCGGAACATACGACGGGCTTGTGTGGCGAGACTCCTCACATATGCCAACGCGTGCGGAGGTTGAGGCAAAGATGGCGGAGGCGGAGCCGGAACAGGTCCCCGCCGAAGTTCCTACGTGGGCGCTCCGTGAGGTGTGCATGATCCGAGGGCACACCGCATCCATCGAATCCGCGCTGGCGAATCTGTCGGAGCCGCAACGAACGATTGCTAACAACCGATGGAGTCACAAGCCGACCATTTCGCGAGCGTCCAGCTTGATCGCTGCAATGCAGCAGATCCTTGGATGGTCCTCTGATTACGTCGACGAACTCTTTCTGGAAGCGGGCACGAAATGAAAACCATCCTCCTGATTCTCATGCTGGCATTCGCGCCAGCGTTCACCGGCTGCAAGTCGACGCCTCAACAGATCGCATTCAACTCCACCGAAGGCGTCGTCAAGTCCGTCGACATCGCCATGCGCGAGTGGTACCGCTACCTAGTCACCGAGGAGCGACGCGTTGCTGCGCTGCCACCCATTGACCAAGGAAGCCGGCGGGCCGACCTGATTCGCAAGGACGGGCGAGTGCGTGAGGCTTACGGGCGTTATCAGACTGCCATGGGTAGCGTGGAGGTTGCCGCCGTGAGCACGGGCCAGATTCCTCCGGACGCATCGCAAGCCGCCGCCGCGCTCCTGAGGATCACCAAGGAATTCCAGAAATGAGCACTGTCATCATCGTTGCCGAGCTGCTGTTGCGCTATGGTCCGGACGTGGCGGAGACCTTTCAGAAGTGGATGACTGGAGGCGCGCAGCCGAAGCCTGAAGATTGGGCAAAGCTGTTCGCGATCACGCGCAAGACTGCCGACGAATACCGCCGAGAGGCTGAGGCTGAATTGGACCGCAAACCGTGAACATTGCCGACATGACGCGCAGCGCGCTGGCCACGCTGCGCGGAGACCTAGACAGCCCAACCTTCACCTGGAAGGGCCTGGAAGTCCCATGCGTCCCGAACTCCCTAGGCGTCGGCTCCATTGTTGAGGCTGGCGGGTTCGAGATGACGGTGACACTCTCGCTTCACGTTGACCGCCGCGAGTTCTTCTCTGCCGATTCCACGCTCTGGTTTGCAGACTCCGACCTGATGACGATGGACAACGACAGGCCGACGCCGGTCAGCGGGAAAACGCTCGTTTACAATGGCGCAACCTACCGCATCATCCGCACGACGAAAACCGCGGACGGCGCCTCTATTGGCCTGCTTTGCGGGGATCGCAATGCGTGAAGCCAACCATTGATTTTAACGCTGAGGCAACAAGGTTCCAGAAGATGCTCCGAGAGTGGCTTGCCACAACCAGTAGGGAGCTTCCAGCGGCGATCAATGCGCGCATGTTTTACATGCTGCTTCGCGTCTATCTTCTGACCCCTCCAAAGAACCCGCAGGAAGTCCGGAACAAGATTCACGACTACATGCGCCAACCAATCGGTGAAAGGCGCTTCGACAAGAAGACGGGTAAGCGCGTTGGCGTGAAGAGCAACCGGGTTTTCAGGCGTCAGCATTTGATCGCGCAAGCCAAGGCCAAAAAGGAGGGCAAAAAGGGGCTTTACGGAGACGCCATGCGCAAGGCGTCGGCTTCGCTCTTCAGGCGAGCAGTTGGAAGTGTTGGGTATTTGAAGAGCGCGGTTGTGGGTGCCATCAAGAAGATTTCACCCAACTTTTCGCAATGGGGATTCGCGGAGCGAAAAGGAAAAAACCCAAGGGCGTCAGTTGAAGCTAACACGGCGCTGGCGAAGATAGCGCAGGAATACAGCGGCGTTGGGGCTTCAAACGTTGCCAGAATGAAGGGGGCTAAAAACTCCGTCAGCTTGGCCGTTCCCGGTAAAAGCACAGCCCAAGTGAAACTTTCAATCGGCATCCGAGAAGATCAACTAGCGAGAGTCTCCGCAATCTACCAAGATTCATTTGGCCAAGCCCTCCGCGACGAACGCGTCGAGATGGAGCGCGTGATTGCCGAACGTCTGGAAGCCGCAGCGCAGAAAGCTATCGAGCATGCCCGTCGTTGACCTCGAACAGGAGTGGGCCCGGATCCAATGGATGCCAGACCGCAGGCCGATCTCGGACTGGGCAGCGGACAACGTGACGTTGCCACCAACGCTGACGTTCTCGGGAAAGTTCGACCCCGGAATCTCCCGCCAGTTCATCGCCCCGTTCGAGAGCCTGCAAAACGACCGCGTTCGCGAGGTAAACGTCCTCGCCTCTCCACGCTCTGGGAAGTCCCTGATTGCCGACGTGTACGCACCGCATGCGCTGGCGCGGGATCCTGGCCCGGTCCTTTGGGTGTTCTTCTCCGACGATCAAGCGCGCCTCCATTGCGAGACCCGCCTGTGGCCCATCCTGCACTCGTGCGACCCCGTCAAGGCGCTGCTACCAACCGACCGGCACAAGGACCGCACGACCGAAATCCAGCTCGCCAACGGGTTCCCGGTCCACGTCAAAGGCTGCGCAGTTGGCAACCTTCAGGCCCGGTCCTATCGCGCTGTCATCTGTGACGAGGTTTGGCAATGGCCACAGGGGCGAATCGTCGAAGCCAAGACCCGCGTTGGCGATTACCGCAAAACCGACTCCTCGAAGTTCCTCTGCATTTCGCAGGGCGGGGTGAAGTCCGGAGAATGGTGGGCGCAATACACGGCGGGCGTAATCCACGAATGGACGGTCCCATGCGACGCGTGCGGGCAGTATCAGACGCCAGTATGGAGCGGCAAACATGAGGACGGCCGGCGCTTTGGATTGGTCTACGATTGCGACAAGGACGAGACGGGGGCGCCCAAGATTGACCAAGCAAAGGCAACGGCGCGGTACGTGTGCAAATTCTGCGGACACGAACACCGCAACCGCCAGCAGACGCAAGCGCGCTGGAATGCCCTGGGCAGATACGAACGGAGCGAAGGCGGGGATGAGGAAGTGCATTCCTACCACTGGAACAACCTTGTGGCAGGCCAATGGGCGCAGATGGTCGAGGCGTGGCTGAAAGCTCGAGTCCAAGCCCGGTCTGGCAACTGGGACCCGATGATTGCCTTTTTCCGCAAAGACTTGGCAGAGTTCGCGGATTCCAACTCGGTCGCGGAGGCGGACAACCCGATGACGCGGATAACAATGGACGCTGACGGGTGGACGGAGGGCGAGTTCCGCATCATGACCATCGACACGCAGATGGGGCACTTCTGGGTCATGGTGAGGGCGTGGGCGAAGTCCGGGGAATCGCGTCGCATGTTCTGGGGAAAGGTGGATACGGATCAAGCCATCGAGGAGTTGCGCGTGAAGTTCGCGGTGCCAACCAAGCGCACGATCATTGATTCCGCATGGCAGAGCCGGACGGTCTACACCTTCGCGTGTAACTACGGATGGACGTGCTTCCGAGGCGACGACAAACGCGGCTGGTACCACGTCGAGGAAGTCCGCGGGCAGACGCCGAAGCGCGTGGAAAAGGCGTGGTCTCGACCATGGCACGGCGAGCCCGACCCGGCCCACTGCAAGATCGCCGGCAGGCGTGCGACCGTCATCAGCGTCAGCGTTCCAGCAACCGCCGACCGCTTGCAGGGCATCCGCGACCGCGGGCTATGGGTTGAGCCCAAGGTTGAGCCGATGACGAAAGAGGAAAACGA